AAAATAAAAGACTGGGGGAGTATTACACTTTAGTAATCTCCTCCACTACATATTGGTCTTTTACTTTCTTGCAGGTACATACGAAGAATTCCGGATGTTTCAGAGCTCCTTGTAAAGTATCAGGAAGAATCATTTCTTTAGTACGACGGTCCATTGCAACCGTTGCATACAGGATACCTTCACTCTCGCATTTCTCTATTAATGCACTTTTTAGTTCTTCTACGCTATATTCCATTTGTGTGATCCTTTGTCGCTGCAAAGTTATGGAAAATATGTATATTTTGTGCAATTATATTCCTGTAATAAATAAAAAAAATAGCTCCCTAGTTCGTCCGCCGACGAGGGAGCTATTAACACAAAAACTAAACTAGACACAATTTTGAGAATCCAGTATTATGCTTTGTATATCAATTATATAGTCCTGCTTTTTTTTATGGTTCGACCATTATTCGACCATTAATGCTTTTAACTACTATCAATATTCATATATAATGTTACCATGTTGTGAGATCTTTTATATTTCCGTATTTATCTACTGTACATTGAAAGTGTGTCCGTACAGTTGCGCCGAATGAGTTTTGTGCATCTACATACGAACGAATGATTACTGAATTATCATCGTTAATCTTATATTTTGATTCTTCATCAAGTTCTGTTGCAAATTTTGCAGTTGAAGGGGATTTTAATTGCAGCTTTACTTCTTTCTTTGATGCCTCGAAAGCATTTCTAATTAGCCTTTCCTTTTTTGCTTTTTCATTATCTTCAATAGCATATTTCTGCTCATTTTTCTGATACCTATTGAACGCTACTCCAAAAACGGAAACAACTGTAATCACTAAAATCGTAGCGAGATATCCACTTTTAGAAATACTCATGAAAAGTTTATCCCGTAAGTAGGGGACTATCTTATTCGTGAATATCAATGCTATTATTGCTAATCCTACAATGATCTTAATTAAAATGGGTGCATTCATAATGGTATCTATTTACCTATCCGGCATTACGTTCATTCTTTAGCATAGCTAATTCGCCTCTAACCTTCTTGTTGTCCTCTGTTAGAAGTTGAATAGTTTTCATTTGCTCGTTAATTGTTCCTTGAAGGTTTGCTATGGTATCGGCAAGTCGAGTTACGCGCTCGATGTTTTGAGCATCATTGTTCACTTCAGAAAGTAACATTTGTCCTTTTCCGCGTAGTAGCCATTCAGCCGATATATCTTCAAACGAGAGTAAAATAGCATTGATAGTATTTAAACTTACTTCTCGTACGCCATTTAGCTGATTTATGAATGTATTGTCTTTAAGGCCACATTTAATGGCAAAAGCTCTATTACTCAAGCTGTAATAGGTAATAATCTCTTTAATTCTACTAATCATATCAAATCAATCAAACGTTAAATACTCTCAAATGGGAGTATTTTTAGGGTGTAAAATTTGCATATACTCTCAAATGAGAATATATTTGCATCATCAATCAATCAATACTCCAAAAGTATGAATAAAATAGCAAATATCCAACCGAAAAGAGAGAAAAGTAACTCCAAAAAGAGAGATTACAGACTTATCGTTGATGGCAAATACAATTTGAAAGCTATAATGCAAAGAGCTTATGCTGAAATGAAATGGAACGGCCATTATTTGAAAACGTTCTCAAATGCTTTGAAAGAGGCTTGGATAGCTGCACATATTGCAATGGATGAATATAAAGCAGAGCAAAGTATGCGTAAAGCTGCTGCTGCGGGAACCTTATTTCCAAAGAAGAATCTTTCTCTTTCTGACTTTTACAGCGATCCTTGTGGAAACTTGGCTATGGGATATGTGACTAAGTAACTAATCAAATCAATCATAAAAAACAATTATTATGGAACTACAAGCAATGACTAAAGCACAGCTAATTGAGAAAGTAGAGGAACTGTCTACGAGTCTTGATAAAAGTGCTACTGATGGAGCTGAATTGAAAGCGAAAGCTATCGAGAATGAGAAGATTATTAAGGAACTACGTGCTGAAAATGAATCATTGAAAAATGAAGTAAAAGTACAGAAAGAATCGATTGACATGTACAAAGGATGGTGGCAAAGTGAGTCCAATAAGCTTGCAAAGGTTAAAGAATCTCTGAATGCTGCTTCTGTTGTTCTTCGTGCGATTACCAATGAAGCTACTAACTAACCCTCACTAAGTCAAACCAAACCACCGGTTATCCGGTACCCAGTCTGGCCTTTGAGCCTGCCTTTGAAAGGAGACTGGGAACACAGAGAAGAGTTCTTTGACATTTTGGAAAACATATATGGCTTACGTAGCAGGAATACGAAGCTCGTGAGAGTAGGTAGTGGGCTGTAGTAAGACGGTGGTTTGGTACACCGGAGTAGCACCGCAATCAGCAATAAAAGCGAGGTGCAAAAAATACCCTGTAACCGAATAGCAGAGGATTTCGGTAAGTATATAGATAGAATTAAAGTGAATAACATATAAGAGCGATGTAGCTCAATTGGTTAGAGCGCTGTGTGTGGTGGATGGTTGAGAGTTCGAGTCTCTCAAGAAATACTCTTAGCTTAACGGAAGAGCACCACAAGCAGAGGTCGGCGGTTCGAATCCGCTCATCGCTCCTTTTATTAATTCATAAATACTACAATAATGGAAGAAAAGAAGAAAAGTATTATGTGCGTCATTCGTGAGATGGAAAAAGACGCAAAAGAAATTTTTCCAATTTCTAATAGGGCATATATCCTTAACCTAATATCTTACAGATTAAAGGATAAAGAGCCTGACAAGAAATGGGGCATTAAATCTGATAAAGATAATGGTATTGTCACTGTGACAAGAATTGAGTAACCAGCTATTTTAGGACTATGGAAACTATTAGGGGTGAAATGGCTGAAATATTGCTGGATAATATTCTCCGTTTGTTTTCGACAGAGATATTCGGGAAAGATAAGTCAGCATACTATGTAGGGGGCGAGAAAAAGTTGATTAGTCTCATTGAGGCAGGTAAGATTGAAAGTGATAAGCCTGCAAATGTTCAGAATGGCAAATGGCATTGTAATGCTGCTCAAGTATTGCTGCATTGTCGGTGTGCAAGGAAAGTCAAACGTAAAAAACGGAAAAAATGAAAACATTGAAAATCGTTCATAACATTTTTACGGTAGTTGCCTTACTGGTAGCTATGTATATAGGTGGAGGAATCGAAGCAACAAGAAGTGATATTGCCTGGTCGTATATCATATTCTTTATTGTTGTTGTGCTATTGGCTGTAAGATTCATCTATGAAGATAAGAAACAAAATAAAGATAGCCTGTGAAGGTTTGCATTGCTTAATTTTATTAGTCATGATTAGCCCGGTTCGCCGGGCACTTGTTGGGGTAGCTCAATTGGTAGAGCGCATGTTTTACATGAGGTCAGCGGTTCGAATCCGTTTCCCGGCTCAACTCTAAATGAGTTAAGTAACCCGTGAGGGTGAATATATCAAATCAATCAAAGTAGCCGGTAGTGTCCGGCTACGAATTGAAGGAATGGCGAAAGAGGCAGACGCGCTACTCGACAATAGGGAATGTCAGCCCTTAGATGTAGTGAGCATGACAACTCATCCCGGTTCGATTCCGGGTTCCTTCACAGAGATAATTCTCATTTATGTTTAACTAACAATACCGAAGTAAGGAGCTTCGTGGGGTGTGAGTCCCTTATTTATTTGATTTAAGTGTTCTACATCTATCCCGGTGTGTTTTGATCGGCTATCCGGGAGCAAAGTAACTCGTGAGAGTGAACTCATGTTTTTCATAGTATTAGAACTTGAAGTCCACATCATAGCGTTGATGTGGCAAATACGGGGAGGTATTCTCAATGGAAAAGAGAGCATAAAGAAAGCGTACGAAGTGCTTTATGTATTGCAGATGCAATTATTTAGGTTCGACTCCTAAACTGCCCCACAATGGCTTATAATAGCTAAATAATTGTTTGCCATGTTTTTTATTTTTGTGTTTGTGTTTCCAAGTGGACGGTTCGTGAGAATAGTTCACTTAAAAACGGACGGTTAGCTTATCGGTTAAAGCTTTGTGTTGCGCAACCAATTTATAACGATTGAGACAGGTTCGATTCCTGTACCGTCCACACTTCTGATTCTATTGAAGAAGGTCTCTACACATCTCTTTACACGCGGACGTGCGACGGTGGAAACTGTTTGTGAAAATAAGTGATATAGATAGCTTTGAGTAACATTCTCCATGCGACACGGTGAGCTCTGTGTAGACTATGAAGCTTTGGCGTAATTGGTAGGCGCACTCAATATCAGAGTTGGTTCAGTGGAAATCTGTATATGAGTATCGTAGGACCCTTCGAGAAAGTAGACACCCAGTGCAGGTTCGAGTCCTGCAAGCTTCACAAGCTCGTGAGAGTTATTTAGTAGTTTTGTCGTGTTTTATTTTGTGTGTTTGGTACATGGTTCGTGAGAATAGTGTACCTTTTTTAATTGGAGAAATGGCGGAATTGGTAGACGCAAGTATGCAGATAGATTGAAGAAAGTCATACATAGGTAATCTATCGTCCCGGTTCGAATCCGGGTTTCTCCACACCTAACCAGTTATAGATGTCGTGTCTTTATTTAGTGTTGTATCATGATAAGATGTAATGGTTCGTGAGAATAGTACATCTTTTTTATTTGGGCGGGCAGTATTCTTGGATGAAACATTACAGAGTGCGCACAATGTAAAGAGGTCGGTTCGATACCGGCACCGTCCACATATTTAGATGTGCATAAATCAGCGGGAGCCGTACACCCTTTAAGCGTAGCCGATCCATAAGGTACATTGGACTTTTTTGTAACATATGCTTTTCTGCCTGTACAATATCGTACAGGCAGTTTTTTGTTACAAAAAAGGCGTTAAAATGGCGAAGTTTCTGTTTGCACATCTTGTTAATAAAAGATAACTTTATGGATGTAAAGAATTAAAAGTCAAACCATTAAATTCAGAATTATGAAAGAATTAGTAACCATTCAGCAAAAGCTGAAAGCCCCCAAAGGGCAGTATAATACTTTCGGTAAATACAAGTACCGTAGTTGTGAGGATATTCTTGAATCAGTGAAACCTGTTCTTGCTGAAACAAAATGTACATTAACTCTAAGTGATGAGATGATCGCAGTAGGTAACAGGATCTACGTAAAAGCAACTGTTACTTTGACTAATGACAAGGGAGAAAAAGAAGTGACTACTGCTTTTGCAAGGGAAGAAGAGACAAAGAAAGGAATGGATGGGAGCCAAATCACTGGGGCCTCATCTTCTTATGCAAGAAAGTACGCTCTTAACGGTCTGTTTTGCATTGATGATGCGAAAGATAGCGATTCAACCAATACTCATGAGAAGGAAGATACACAACAGCCTGCAAAAACACCTGCTAACACTGCTCCTGTATATACAGGTGCTCAATTAAAAAAGGCTATTGGTGATATGCTTGCTGTCAAAAGCAGAGCTGAACTTGAAAAAGTATGGTATGGCAATCCGGCTATGCAAAATGATAAAGAGTTTGTAAACGCCTGTATGAATATGGGCAAAATTTACCCGGCACAATGATAGAGTTAGTTAAATCGAGTGTGGTTTTCTCGGAAGAGAACCACACATATTTTCTTGGTGAAAAGCAGCTAAAAGGTATTACCGGAATGATTAGCCGGCAGTTATTTCCCAATAAGTATAAGGATATTCCAGAATACATTTTGAAAAGAGCTGCTGAAAAAGGTAGTCGTATTCATGGACAATGCCAGTTTGCTGATGTAACAGGATTGCCACCCGAGAGTATTGAAGCTATTAATTATATCAGGGAAAGACTAAATGCCGGATATAAGGCTTTTGCCAATGAGTATACGGTGTCTGATAACGAATACTTTGCGTCAAACATTGATTGTGTTTGGGAAAAGGACGAGAAAATCAGCCTTGTTGATATCAAGACTACTGCAAGTCTTGACCGTGAGTATTTGAGTTGGCAGTTATCAATTTATGCCTATTTGTTTGAACTTCAAAACCCACTTATCAAAGTTGATAAGCTGTTTGGAATTTGGTTACGAGGTGATAAATCTGAATTGGTTGAGATTGAGCGTAAACCCGATGCAGAGGTTAAGAGATTACTGGAATGTGAGATTAATGGTGAACACTTCTTACCTAATGCTCCTGTTCCCACTGATGGGAAACAGCTTATTCCTATGCAATTAGTAGATACTATTATTGATATAGAGGAACAGGCGAGTTATATCGCTGAAGTGCAGAAAGGTTACAAGGAACAACTTAAATCAGCCATGCGTGAGAATGGAGTCAAATCATGGGACGCTGGCCGATTGCGTGTTAGCTATACTCCCTCTTCAACGGGTAAGAGTTTTGATACAAAGAAATTTCAGGAAGATCACCCGGAATTATATTCTCAATATTTAAAAACGTCAACTAAAGCGGATAGTATTCGTGTAACTATAAGGGAGGAAGGAAAATGAGTGTCAATAAAGTAATTCTTATAGGGCGTGCCGGTAAAGACCCGGACGTGAGAACATTGGACGGTGGAGCAAAAGTAGCTTCTTTATCTTTTGCTACAACAGATAAGGCGTACACCTTACAAAATGGAACCCAGGTGCCGGAGCGTACAGAATGGCATAATCTTATTTTTTGGAATAAGACTGCTGAAATAGTTGAGAAGTACGTCCATAAAGGAGATAAGTTGTATATAGAAGGTAAGTTACGCACTCGTAACTATGACGATAGCAAAGGAGTTAAGCGTTACATAACTGAAGTCTTTGTTGACAGTATCGAGATGCTTACACCGAAAGTTCAGCAACAGGCTGCTCCTGTGCCTCCACCATTACCACAACAACCACAGAGACAGCAACAACAGGTACAACAGCCTGCATATCAGCAACAGCCATATCAACAGGTACCACCGCCTGATGATTTACCATTCTAAATATGGCAGAAGCTATTCTAACAAAACAAAACGGGGTAGTCACAATGGATAAGTCGTTTGACTACCTCTGTTCCACACTCAAAAATGGAACTTACACTGTAAGTATCAAGAGAAAGGTAGAACCACGTACACTGTCACAGAATGCACTAATGTGGTTGTGGTTCGCTTGTATTGAGAGGGAGACAGGTACGGATAAGTTAGATGTTCATGATTACTATTGCCGGAAGTTTCTTCCACGGCAAATATGTATGAATGGAAATATTGTTTCGGTTGTTGGAAGTACTTCTAAATTGAATACGATCCAAATGAAAACTTTCATGGATAAGGTTCAGGCTGATGCTGCCACCGAATTAGGAATCAATTTGCCACTGCCTGTTGACCAGTACTATAAAGATTTTATTAATGAATACCTGCATAGGTAAGTATTAACTAAAAATTTAATTAAAATGGATTTGAATATTTCAAAAGCAAAATTGACCAAAAAGGGATGTCTTGAGGTGGTCTATGCAGACAAGGAGGGAAACGATATTGTTTTCAAGGGGATTAATCCTGTTCATCCGGATTTGAAGGATTCGCTTAATAAGCTTATCCCTTACATTGTCGATATTACAGAGCAGAAAGAAGCCGGGTACATTAATTGGGAACGTCCGGAGTCATGTCTTGAAGATGAGTTTTTCAAGAAGTTCAATGTAACCGGTGTTAGCATTGGTGGTGACTCTTCCTTTGAGGTTTGTGTGCTGACTGGTAAGCGAACTCTTATGACGAGCAAAGTTCTTAATCTTTGTTCTCCTGGTATTGGTTTCGATCCGGACAATGAATCGTATGCGCATTGTGAGGAGTTTCGTGATGCTGTTTACAATTTCTTGTATGAAGCAGAACTCTATGTTACAGAGAATAAATGTTCAGAGATTCAAAGAGAATTCGAGTTTAAAGATGGTGATGACCCATTTGGGAAAACAGATGAAGCTGCTGATGCATTGAATGAGGATGGTGATGATAATGATATACTCTCAACTGTTGAACATCAAGAATTAGTATTAGAACCTGCTTCATGAAACCAATCTATGTGACTAAGACGCCCAATCTGTACCGGATTCAGTTCGAGTATCACCCAAAGCTGGTCGAGGTCATAAAGATGATACCAAGTAAGCCACGCTATGACGGGACAGACCGGGCGTGGCTTGTTAGTATCAATGATGCGCGTTATCCTGCTGGACGTGACGCCAATTGGTATGTGAGAGCTTTTTCGCAATGGGCTGTTCAGATGCGTTATTGTTCTACTGTTAAGGAACGTGAGGTTACTGAAGATATTAATTATGATATTCCTCCGATGAAACCTTTTGTCGGTGAACACTATATGTTACTTCAACCTTACGAGTATCAACTTGAGGGAGTACAGTATGCAATAGAGCACAAACGCTGTTTTTTCGGTGACCAGCCCGGGTTAGGTAAAACATTGCAAGCTATATGTGCAGTTGTTAAGGCACATAAAGAAGCGCCCATTTACGGTGAATCTTTTCCAGTACTTGTAATTTGCCCTGCTGCATTGAAAGTCAACTGGCAACGTGAATTCAAGAAATTCGCAGGGATTAACGCTATTATACTTGATGACAGAAACCGGCAGTCCTGGCAGTCCTTTTATGAATGTAAGAGATCGGATGGTAGTCCTCTTTGTGAAGTATTCATTACTAATTACGAGTCATTGAACAAGTTCTTTGTGAGGTCTGTAAATAAGGAATCCAAGTTCACAATGAAGAGTATTGCTTTCGATCAGCGTGTTTCTTTGTTCAGGTCTGTTATCATTGACGAATCTCATAAATGCAAATCAAGTAAGACACAGCAAGGAAAGTTTGTAGAAGGCATCTGCAAAGGAAAACGTTATGTGTTCGCATTGACCGGTACTCCTGTAGTCAACAATAATACAGACTTGATACAACAGTTGAAAATATTAGGTCGATTAGAGGACTTTGGAGGTTATAGCCGGTATGTTGAAAGGTATTGTGATGGTCCCAAACAGGCATCCAACGTTAAAGAGCTAAATTGGCGACTATGGAATACTTGCTTTTTTCGTCGTGAGAAGTCAAAGGTGCTTACACAACTTCCGGACAAGACCCGTCAATACTTGACAGTTGATATCACTACCACCAAAGAGTATAAGGCTGCCGAAGCTGATATGGTAAAATACTTGAAGAAGTACAAGAATGCTTCGGACGAACAAGTGCAGAAATCAATGAATGGTGCCGTCATGGTGCAGATGCAGCTTTTAAAACAGATATCCGCCAGAGGTAAAATCAAGGCTGTTTGTGAATTTGTCCATGATGTTATCGACGGTGGTGAGAAGCTGATACTTTTCGGTTACTTGAAAGAAGTTGTAGCAGAACTGAAAAAGGAATTTCCTAAAGCTGTAACTGTAACAGGTTCCGATAATGTCAACCAAAAGCAATATGCCGTTGACTCTTTCCAAAATAATCCGGATTGTAAACTGATTATTCTGAACTTCAAATCGGGCGGTACCGGGCTTACTTTGACGGCTGCCAGTCGAGTAGCATTTATTGAATTCCCATGGACGTTCAGTGATTGCGAACAGGCAGAAGATCGGGCGCACCGTAACGGTCAGAAGAACAACGTTAACTGCTATTACTTCTTAGGTAAGGATACTATCGACAAGTATATGTATGATGTGATTCAAACAAAGAAGAACATTGCCAACGGTGTTACCGGTACGGACGATCAAGTAGAAGAGAATATGGTGAATCTTGCAATGGACTTGTTTAGGGATAAATTATGAAGCCGTTTAGATTAGTTATAAATGGGCAGAAAACTCATATTCAGGAATACAAGAAAGAAATGTTGTTCGGTCCTGAATGGGAAACCATAATATCCTTTGTCGGTTGCAGGAACAGGTGTAAACAAATCGTTGACCTTCTAAATGAATGTGCTACGATTTCAAAAAAACAAGCAGAAAAATGACTGAAGAAGATATTCGTAAATTGGAGGTGAAATATTCTGAAACTAAGATACAACACATTTGTGTAACTTGGTTCAGAGAAACGTTTCCCAATGTAGGCCCTTTACTCTTTGCTATACCAAACGGCGGTGTCAGAACAAAGAAAAGCGGTGCTATGCGTAAATATGAAGGTGCCATCGCTGGTGTTGCTGACTTGATTCTGCTTTTTCCTCGCGGTGGTAAGAGCAGTCTTTGCATAGAGATGAAAACTCCACATGTAAAAGGTAAACGTGCCGGAACGCAGTCTGATGAGCAAAAAGAGTGGCAGGCATTGGTAGAGAAATATGGTAGTGTATATGTCGTTTGTCATGGGTTGATTGAGTTCATTAATAGCGTTTGCTATTATCTGAAAGCTGATCCTCAACCTTATATAAACAATGTCTTACGGAATTATTATAAATTGATATGACTTATATTGAACTTATCAATAGGTTTTGGGAACTTGACGAAAGCTGGCAATTTTCCTGCTGTGAAACGAGGCTTTATTTTTACTTGCTAAAAATTGCGAATCGTTTAGGCTGGGAGGATAACTGGACACGTAGTGATACAAAGGTGTCATCTGACGTGGGAGTGTCTGTAAAAGTATTCAAGTCCGCCCGAAATAGATTAGTTCAAGCAGGTCTTATTGAATGTAAACAAGGCAATGGAAGAGGCAATAAATCAACGTATTCTATCAAAGGTGTACAAAAAGGTATGCAAAATATACCACCTTTACGGCATCCTTTAGGTACACCTTTAGGGTACCCTTTAGGTACACCTTTTCAAGAAAGCTCCCCCATACCCCCTAAAGAAGAATACAAGACAGAGACAAAGACAAAGAAAGAACCCCCTAAAGGGGGTAAGAAAGAAAGTAGCTCTGGCGAGCTTTTCCCACCCTCTAAACCGGAGAAACCTAAAAGAGTCGCAAAAGAATTTATTGCTCCTACGCTTGATGAGGTTATTCAACACTTCATCAAGCAAAATGCTCCGGAACGGTTAGATGATTGGCAAGAGCAAGCAGAAATATTCTTCAATCACTTTGACTCGATAGGGTGGAAGAATGCCAATGGAGTGAAAATAGAGCGGTGGGATTCCAAAGCAAACCTTTGGATACTGGATCGTATTCGTGAAAATCGAAAAAATGAATTAGACCATGACGGAAGAGGAAAAGAATTTATCAAGCAAACTTCAAAATTTGATGGAGAAGGAAGCCGGAAAGCGGAAGCTGACGCTCCAACAGATAGAGAATCTGATACAAAGGCACAAGGAAAGTATTCAGGACGTTTCTGAATATGACTTAACTGACACGCAAGAGTATTACAGCCATTGGAATTTAATATCTAACCTTGGTACAGATTATACAGAACGGGAGTTTAGAAAATTTGATGTTGATGAAAACAACTCTAAACTAATTCAGTTTCTTCTGTACTACTTCAACGGATGCCGGTATGCTCAAAATGTGTTTCCGGAAGAGAATTACAAAGTTCATAAGAATCTTTTGCTCGTTGGTGAACCTGGTACCGGGAAAACAATGTTGATGCAGGTCTTTGCAGATTATTTAAAACTCACTTGTAACCCCAATGCTTTTGAAAACTTGTCTGTTACTCAAATGATGAATTACTATAAAATTCACGGGCATATTGACTTGTACACTTACAATGAGAATCAATCTAAAGGGTTTAAACCAAACCCCTTTAATATCTGCTTGAATGATATCGGTCTGGAAACGGAAAATCAAAAATCGTATGGTACCAGCCTCGATTCGGTTATTGATGAATTTCTTTATGCCCGGTATGAGATTTTTCAGCAATACGGCAAGAAGTATCATATAACATCGAATCTTGGCATAGCCGAATTTAAGAAACGTTTCGGGCCAAGATTAGTGGATCGCTTTAAAACGTTTAATGTTCTCCCTCTGTGTGGTGAGAGCCGTAGAATATAGCTATTATGAAAGTTATAATTTACTGGGTTACTAAAGATCCGGATAAAATTGTTCGTATCAGAGAGCGTTTCGGTATTGGAACTTATCGAAGTGTGAACGGTGAAACTCCTGCTGAAATACGAGAAGAAGATATGGAACTTCTTCGGGAAACTGAAAGAAGAGGATTTATTCAAATACGTAATAAACCTCAATGAAAATGGCGTTAAAATGGCGAAGTTTCTGTTTGCATAACTTGTCATTTTACGATAACTTTACTGATGTAATAAACTATAAGTCAAACCAATATAATTAAAAATTATGGAAGTACAAAACATTAGAATTGACCTTATCAGTCCTTCTCCTTTGAATCCGAGAAAGACATTTGATGAAGCAACTCTTCAAGAGCTTGCAAGTAACATTGAGAAACAAGGCTTATTGCAGCCTATCACTGTCAGAGTAGCCAAATCCGAAGATGTGACTGACTTAGAGACTGGTGATGTCACAACAATTCCCTGTTCGTATGAGATTGTTTGTGGTGAGCGTCGTTTCAGAGCGATATCGCTTCTGAAAGCTAAAGAAGATGAAGCCAATGTTGCTAAAATTAAAGCCCATCGTAAAAAGTCAGAGGAGTTTCAAACTATTTCCTGCATTGTCAGAGAGATGACTGATGATGAGGCTTTCGATGCAATGATTACTGAAAATCTTCAAAGGAAAGATGTCGATCCTATCGAAGAAGCTTTTGCTTTTGCGCAGTTGTCAGAGAGAGGGCGTAGTTATGAGGATATTGCCCTTAAATTTGGAAAGTCTGCTCGCTTTGTCTTTGATCGTATAAAGCTAAATAGCCTTATTCCGGAACTGAAAGAACGTGTAAGAAATGGAGATATCCCATTATCCGGTGCAATGATTCTTTCAAAACTTGACGAAGAAACTCAAAAAGAGTTTCATGAGGAAGAAGATGAACAATGCACGACCGCTATGATTCGGGACTATGTGAGTAATTCTTTTATGGAACTTAAAAAAGCCGATTGGATTGAAGAGGACGCTGATAATTGGGAAAATGGAGAATTTAAACCATGCTCTCAATGTGAATCTAATACCTGTAATCATGGTTGTCTATTCTATGAAATGAACAATAAAGACGCCCGGTGTATTAATGCTACCTGTTTTAATAAAAAGCGAATAGCGTATGTGATTCGGAAGATTCTGCTTGAAAGTGAAAATCTTGTAAGGGTAGGTGAGCCTCTTTCATTCGGAAAAACAGTAATTGTAGCAAAAGCCGATTCTTATTGGAGTGATGAAAGAAAGATGCAGTATGAAAGTACTTTAGAAGCTGTTAAGCAACTTGGATTTGCAGTGGTCAATCCGGATGAAGTGTTTAGGTATTCATGTTATTATGATGCGGATGATGAGCGTACTTTAAAAAAGCTTGATGATGGAGATGTTTATCGATGTATCTCATTTTTTGGCTATTATTATCCGGAATTTGAAGTGAAATTCTACTATACGAGGAAAGAGCTTGCTTCCAGTACTGCTGCCGTTGCCGATCCTAAAGAGATAGAAAAGGAACAGATAAATGGAAAATTGAAGAAAGCTAAGGATAAGGTTATTGAGAAGAGTGCTGAAACTATGAGAAAATGGGCACAGGAAAAAACTTATTATCAACGTGATAAAGAATTGTCTATTGATGAACAAACGGTATTTGATGTTATGATTCTCCGTAATTGTAGTAGCGAATATCTGAAAATATTGAAGTTGTCAAAATATGAAAAAGATTCAGATTTTGTGAAATATGTCAGAAATAACCAAGCAGATCGAAATCATTGGTATCGGGCTTTCATTGCTAACAATCTTTCAAGTAATGATGTGATGTTCTATCCCTGCATGCAGAAATGTCAAAATATTCTCTTTGCAGAGCAATATCCTGATGATTACACTGAACTTAGTAAGCAGCTTGCTACTTCTTTCGACAAGAAACAAAAGAAACTCAATGAGAGATTGAAAGAACTTGAAAACGATAACACAGAGGAAGCCTAATGGTTTCCTCTCTTTATTGATATGCTTATGAGAACTTGGACTAATGAGCAACTCGCTATACTTGATAGCGAGTATCCAACTGCTAATTTAAAAGAGCTTGCTGGTCGCCTGGACAAAACACCTGAAGCTGTGAAGGCAAAAGCCTTAATACGTAAATTAAAACGTTCGCCAGACGTGAGGGTTTGGAATCCGGTTAAAAGACAAAAGCTAATAGCTCTTTATCCCAATCATACCAATCTTGAAATAGCTTCGATGCTTAGTTCAACTGAAAGTGCAGTTGCTGGTATGGCTTTCAAACTAAAATTGAGAAAATCTGCAAAGTTCTTATTTGAACATTCCTCAAAGGGTTTCTTCCTCAAAGGGCACCAACCAATGAATAAAGGACGCAAGCAAACGGAATACATGTCAGATACCCAAATTGAAAAAACGAAGGCTACGCGATTTAAGAAAGGGCATATTCCAAAGAATCATAAAGAACTTGGATATGAGCGTGTAAATCGTGACGGTTACATTGAGGTGAAAACTGCTGAACCGAATGTTTTTGAGCTTAAACACCGGCTTGTATGGATTGAGCATAATGGAGAAATCCCTCCTGGTTACAATATTCAGTTCAAAGATGGAGATAAGCAAAATATTTGTATCGAGAATCTATACATGATTAGTCGTTCTGAACAAATGAAAACGCAAAACTCAATGTATGCCCGGTATCCAGAAGACGTTCAGTACCTCATCAAGCTAAAAGGAGTTTTGAATAGACAAATTAATAAAGCAACAAAAAAGAATGAATCATGAGTGATAATGCAATAGATAGATTAAAGGAAATGGTAAACAAGGCATTCCTTTATCAGAATGAAGAAGTAGTCATATTAGGCTATTGCGATGGTATTGGCGATGATGGTATCGAAGTCGAAATATACTTGAACAATGGTAAAACACTTGTTTTTAGTATGTTTGATTTAGCTTCCAAGTTGAACCGTTTCCGGTCGATAACAAATACAGTTGTCGTGTTAGCGAATGAACGGTTGAATAAGGTGTCAACTGTGAATCCTACTATTTTGAACGATTTGAGGGATTTGGTTCTTCAACAAATTAAGGATGTGAAAGAAAAGCCCGAGAATGTAAACCAAGCTAAACAGGTTTTTCAAGGTGTCAATACTCTTATTAACCTTGCGAAAACTGAGTTGGAATATAGGAAGTATTTAGATACAACAGACCCTCTAAATTAATAGCCCTATGTTGTACAACAGACGTTTGAATTTAGAAATAAATTCTTCGATAATGCCTGATGGTTGGGAAGATGAGGGAAACAGATATAAGAAGTTTACTTTATATCCCTCCCATAAAGAAACTATTGCTTGGATGGCTAAGTTTAATCTGTATAGAGAAAAGGCTTTTCAAAAGGAAATAGTTTGTTTCTTGCTTTCAAACTACATTTCAAAAGAGAGTGGGAAATATTATGATCCAGTTGCTATCGAGGTTCTTACATACGGTAAGATGTATTCTCCTAAAATCCGTGAAACTCATTATTTGGTTGGTAGTATTCCGGAAGAGTTCTATAAGGTTGTTCGAAAGTCGCTTGTTATTCTTCCAATTAAGAAAGCTAATGCTCTGTTATATTATGTCGTGACAGCTTTCTATTGTGCACCTAATAGGGTAATTGAAAAGATGTGCAAGCGCATTGAAGAACTGAAGAATCCTAATAAATCAGATGATCGATATGTGACCATTCAAACTTATGTTCCTTTGAAAGACTATCAAATGATATGCAATTATTCCAATTCCGTAGGTATGTGTATAAACGATTTGCTAAAGCAAGTTTTACAGGTTGTTTGTATGTCAAAGAAAGAACGAGCCTCAACTATTACTCCATTCCTCCGGATTTTTAATTTATACAGGATAATGAAGCAACCGGCAGCTCCTTTTGTTTCAGAACACTGTATGTCTTTGACAGCCTTTATCAGTGATGAGCATGACAAGAAGTATTTTATCAAATTTGCTAAAAGACGTAAACTGTCTAAAAGTGAATTACTTAGAAAAGCAGTCAGAGCATTTGTTGAGGTTGTGAATCGCAAAAAATCTTTCATGAAGAAAGTAGAATTGATATTTGATGACGAGGACTATGATTACACTGAATATCAGTATTCGCAATTATCCCGTGCTGACTTTGTGAGGTCTATTTATTGTAACCGGTAAAAGTAACTGTATGTTGACTGATAAAGAAAAAGAGGTTATTGATGCCTCCTGTAAATTGCATAACTTGTTTTGTTCTCTCCCAGTGTTTCATGCTGCCGATATTAGAGAAGAAACATTCCATATCCATGCGATCCAAAATATGATAATGGCTCGTGAAGCTTACAGGAGCAATCCGAGAATGTTCCCTGTTAAAAATGGGAATCCCAATAATATGCTAATAGGTATTCTTACTACTACTCCCATGAATTTTGTGAGTTTTGATAATATTCCTATGACCAGTGAAAAATGTATTCATCCCCAAAAGTATAGAATGAAAAAATTAAGAATTAAAAAAGTAGATGCTACTTACTTTAGCCTTTCTAAGTATATGCGTTTAGAAGGGCAATTTCAAGCGAGAAACTTTCAGACTGCCTATTTCTTGCAAGTTCGGATTATTGGTCTTTGGTTTACAATTCAAACGTATATCTCTATTGATAGTAATTACGCTTTGCTTTGTGCAACCGAAGCGATGGAAAAGCTACAAGAAAAACTCTAATCATCATGTGTATGTATAAAAGGACAATTTACAGATTCCATATAAGGGACCAGCCTGCATAAAACATGTGAGATTATTATTAGTCTAACAATTTAACCTAATCATTTATGATAACATTGAATAAGTTGGCCCCTAAAATTTTAAAGATTATAGAGCGCCGCTTTCATCTGAATGATAATACTTCTAAAAAGGCTTTCAGTTTAAAAATATCGGCTGCCTGGAGGAAGTTTGATGAATTATCAGAATTACCATGCGACGATATAAAAGACCATCCGGAATATAAAAAGAGAGCTGCTGATATTATAATAGTTACCGTTGCTTTTCTAAAACATTACGGATGTAAGGATATCGAGGCTGAAATTAAGAGAGCAATTGATTTGCTTTCTGATGAGTCAGAAAGATGTGATTAAGGTGTTGTTACTGACTGTTTGTGTTGTTGATTTTAATGCAGTTTGTTATGGTAGAGACAATTCAAGTCTGCCTACTGACTGTTTGTGTTGTTGATTTTAATGCAGTTTGTTATGACAGAGACAATTCAAGTCTGCCTACTTGATTTTAATAAAGGGCAGCTCACGGGATTACCGAAGAATCCGCGCTTTTTCCGTGACTATCGCTTTGAAGCGATGAAGAAAAGCATTCAGGATTCGCCTGAAATGCTTGAACTTAGGGAACTTATAATATTTCCCTATAATGATGGTCGGTATATTGTCGTTTGTGGCAATTTACGTTTGCGTGCATGTAAGGAGCTTGGTTACAAAGAGCTTCCATGTAAGGTCCTGGCACCTGATACCCCTGTTAAAAAGTTGAGAGAGTATGCTACAAAGGATAACGTCAATTTCGGTGAGAATGATTTGGACGTTATGGAAAATGAATGGAATAAAGCAGAACTCCAAGACTGGGGTATCGAGTTCGGGCCGGAGAAGAAGGAGGATGAATTTAAAGAGCGCTTCGATGCCATCACAGATGATACAGCTATTTACCCCCTTATTCCTAAATATGACGAAAAGCATGAGTTGTTTATCATAACCTCAAGCAATGAGGTAGATAGTAATTGGCTTCGTGAAAGGCTGGATATGCAGCACATGAAGTCGTACAAGACCGGGAAAGTAAGTAAGAGTAATGTAATCGACATAAAAGATGTTCGCCATGCCCTGCAAAATAGTAATACCAAGTCATAAGCGACATGACCGGGTGTTCGCTAAAAAGTTGGTGAACGATCCTATCATTTGTGTTGCTGAAAGTCAGGCTGACTTGTACCAACAGTTTAATCCGGAGTGTGAAATAGTAACTCATCCGGACGATGTAATCGGCCTCATCCCTAAACGTAATTGGATGGCGAAACATTTTGGTGAGCTCTTCATGCTCGATGATGATGTTCATGCCTGTAAAGCGATCTATGCAGAAAAAGGTGAACCGTGCCGGGTGAAAGATAAGGATAGAATCACCAATATTATTCAATCTCTATTTGAGATGGCCGGTATGATGGATGTTCATCTTTTCGGTTTCACTTCTCGAATATCACCTGTGATGTATGACGAAACTGGTTTTCTTTCCCTGTCTAAAATGATAACCGGTTGCAGCTATGGAGTAATCTATAATAAAAATACCTGGTGGAATGAAGAAATACGCTTGAAGGAAGATTTTTGGATTTCCTGTTATATGAAGTACAAAGAGCGTAAGATTTTGACCGATTTGCGTTACAATTTTGAGCAAAAGAGCACTTTCGTGAATTCCGGTGGACTTGCTTCTATCCGGAATCAAGAAGAGGAGCGTAGATCCATTCTATTTATCAAAAAGAATTTTGGTGATAGCATCCTATTGAAGAGTGCTACCAATAATGGAAAGGATAAAACTAAGCAGCTTGTACAGTATAACATATCCTGCAAATTCAAGTTCTAATAACCTGTAAAAAAGGCGTTTAAATGGCGTTCAATCTGTTTGCTATATCCGTCTTTTTTAGCTAAATTTACTGATGTAATCAATTAAAAGTCAAACCATTAAATTAGAATTATGATTATTAGGACAGTTTGCGGATATGATTTCTTCGAGGTGAGTTCTGCAATGCAAAAAGCGATCCGGCGAGCCGATACCGGGGTAGCCGGCTTTTTTGCCTTGGAATTATGGGCGAGTGGATACCGCGACTATGTGTGGAAGCGTTTATATACCATTAGTGCAGAGGATTGCTTTGGTATCATAACAAAAGAGATAGAAGCATTATGGCAAGGTCATGAGCTGGTAAATAAAAATGCTACTGCCCCCAAAGGCAGGATATTTGTCAGCAAAGCGGTTATTCTTCTTTGTGAATGTAGGAAGAACCGGGATGCAGATCATTTGCAGAACTTCATTTATGACAGAAGAGATGTTGACATAGAAAAATGGATAGATGATGTTAGACGTTATCCTATTGCCATCCCAGTATATACTTTTGATGTACATACAAGGAAAGGGAAAAAGCAAGGTAGGACCAAAGAAGAGTTTTTCCGGGAAGAATTTGAAGCGTTACAGCCGCGAGTTCCCGGATTATTTGATGATTTGCTTCCTACTGATAAGTCGAAGTAATGATAAGACCACGGTTTAGGCTGTGGTCTTTCAATTTTATAAAAGTCAAACCAAATTAAACCAAAGAATTATGAACAGAAAAGAAAGGCAGGAAGTAAGAGCTGATAGATTCAGAGAACTTGCAAGGAAAAGTAACGAAGCTGCAGATGTAGCTTGCAGGCAATCGTCAGAAATGGCAAGTATTATTCCAATGGGACAACCTGTACACGGGTTAGCAGATCGTAAATATCGGGATAAAATAGGGGCCAAAATGGATAAAAGTATTGAGCTTTCCAAGAAGGCAGAGTACTTTGCACAGAAAGCGGAAGCTACTGAAAATAATAACTCCATTTATTTAGGAGATGATGACGCAGTAGACAGATTGCAAGAAAAGGTCGATGCGTTAGAGAAAGCTCAAGGAATGATGAAAGCTGCTAATAAGATAGTTAGAAGTAAAAAACTAAATGATATTGTGAAGGTTGAACAACTGCAAACTTTAGGCTTTTCAGAGAATAAAGCTATCGAGCTAACTAAACCTGACCGTTATGGCGAGTATGGTTTTCCTTCTTATATGCTTTCTAATAATAATGCACGTATCCGGGATGCGAAGCAGCGTCGTGATCGAGCAAGAAAGCTAAAAGAGACAGAAGATAAAGATTACACTATCAATGGTGTACGTGTCGTTGAGAATGCTAAAGAAAACCGTCTGCAATTATTTTTTGCCGATATTCCGAGTAAGGAAATCCGGTCACAGTTGAAAGAAAATAATACTTTCAGGTGGACTCCCTCTATTGGTTGCTGGCAGGCATACCTCAATCGTTGGTGCATAGAACGTGCAAAAGTTATCTTAAACTCAATTACTGAATAATCATGGGAGAGTTGTCAAAAGAAGCCTCATTACAAAGGGTAATGAGGGCATCGGGTCGTGTGCCTGTACAGTGCTCATGTAGCATTTGTAAACAACAATGTCATACTCCTTGCCTTGGTACTCCTGATGATATTGAAAGGATTATTGATGCTGGTTATGCAGATAGATTAGCTTTAACTCAATGGGCTGCCGGAATGTTATTAGGTGTTACCACTTCGATTATACCTATGATTCAGCCCGTTGTAGGCAAAGAGTATTGTGCTTTCTTCGAGAATGGTCTTTGTATTCTGCATGATAAAGGTTTGAAGCCCACAGAGGGGCGTTTATCGCACCATACGGTTAAGAAAGATAACTTCAATCCATTTATGAGCATTGCTTGGAATGTGGCAAAGGAATGGCTTATGTTTGAAAATACAGAAGTTATTTCCCGTGTACTAACTAAGTTTGTTAAGGAGAGAAGGTTATGAGTACACATTCATCTGTACGTGTTGACTGCAAGGCCTTTGCGAAATGTGGTGTGAAATCCCTCTCTCATTGCCGTCGATATCGCGGTGAAGATAATTATTGTAAGGAATGTACTCTTATTCGTCGTAAACCCCGAAACAGAAAGTTTGATGCAGGTGGTAGAGAGATGAAAAAATGTACCCATTGCGGCCACTATTTCTATCTCAATCGGTTTTACACAAATACGATTACTTCGCATGGAAAGAAATATCAGTGTTTGTCATCATGGTGCCGTATGTGTATGTCTAAAGTGAACGGTGAAAGAAAGTCTAAAAACAAACAACAATGAACGGCATACCTATATTCGTTAATGGAAAGGACTATTATGATCGAGAGGAAGCACATGCTGCCTGGTTTGAAGAATGGTTAATGAAACAGGACTTTGAGCAGGATCTTATTGATCGAGATCTGGAACTTGAATATCGAAAGACTCATCCGGATTGGAACACTCCTTATGTGATGTATGGCGTTCGTAAAAAACATAAGTGTATCCAAAAGAATGAAATTGCCGTGTTTTATGACTTGTTACCGAGACAAAAGCGTGCTCGTACTGCTGAAACGCATTGGTATAAAGTATTGTATAAGAGAAAGGCTACTCCTGAAGAAGTTGAGTCACTCAAGGCTGGGGAATATACCCGTAGATATTTGGTCTATTCCCTGTTTATTGAGAAGAAAATGACTCTTGACAAGGCTCTGTCTCTGATAATTGCCGATGACAAGCTGTTGGGTATTACTGATAACACTATCTCTGAAATTGTAACAGCCTTTGAGACTTTCTTTAACCGTAAATTTAGAATTTATAAACCCGAGTTTACAACTCAACTTCATTTATTTACAGAGTAATATGAAAACAACAATTATTTCATGTGTGATTTTGTTTGTGTTCCTACTATATGTAGGGCATTTGTCTATAACAATCAAGCCGTTTGCGGTCCAGCTTCCGTACTGGCATCGTTCGCTCGGACTGTTTCTGTTGATCCTCTCTTTTATAGTATATAATGTCGGTGAACGTGCAAAAGGGTACATTGATGGAATGAAAGAAGGGGAAAGAATTGTACTTGAATTGTTGAAGAAAAAGACCGAATGAAAATGGCGTTAAAATGGCGAAGTTTCTGTTTGCTAAACTTGTCAATAACGATTACCTTTATAGACGTAAAGCATTAAAAGTCAATCAACATGAAGAGGAATGAAAAAATAGAAAAATTAGAAAGACTAGGTATTTTCAATCAATGGAAATATAATACAGAAAGAGCAAATGAGACATTTAATATTGAATGTCCTGACTTCTCAATGACAAATGAAGAGCGGATGAACAATTTGTTAGATGTTGATTGCAGCTTTCATCAGTTTCTAACTATTTCATTCCCTTTTTATAATACTCCTGAATGTGCTACTTTTTGGGAGAATATTGCAAAAAAATAATCGAACTTAATTGAATTGAAATTATGAGTAAAAAAGATTTAATAGAGCAGAACATCACAAGAATTCAAGAATATGTGAGGGAACTTATTGAAGATGCAAAGTGTAATAATGGTGTTTCGGAAACTCTTGAATCTACTTCAATAATTGTAGGTAATAGTGATGATATCTATGATTTTGCAATTTTATTTGCTTCTAATAGTGAATGTGTTTATTGTGAATTCATAGATAGTAAAATAGAGTACATTGATTGTGAACTAGATTGTGAAATATGCCAATTTGAGGGAAGAATAATTTTTCAATATATAAACGGAAAATTTCATAATCCTGCTAGTCAAATTATCGAACTATCAAAGTTGCTGATGAAAGGCGAATTAAGAGACACAAAAAGTATCTTTTGTTCTATGGTACTTCGATTAATGGATACTGAAGAATACAGTAACAATTATTGCAAATCTTTGGATTTAGTTCTGAGACTGTTTCCTGAAATAGATGGAGAATTGCTAGAAAAGGAATTGGATAAATATATTTAAGCAATACAGAAATGAGTAAAATTAAAAAAGAATATTCGGTCAATGTAGATATGCGTTGGTCAATGGACTACGAAATAAAAGCCTGTTCAGAAACAGAAGCAAAATGTCTCGCATGGGAGAAATTCAAAAAGAATCCTCCTAAGAAATGTTTCGAGATCTCGGCAGATAAAAAATAACCTTCAATACAATTTAGATATGAAGATAATAGCAAAACAAGGTTCAGCGCTTGAGAAGCTACTGAAACAAATGAATGAACGGCTTTTGCGTGAACAAGACGAAGCTAAAGATATGATTCAGGAATATTGTGGTTCAAGACCAGATAGCATCGGTTATGTTTGGGCGTTTGGCTTCACTGCCGAGTGGTTTTATACACTTATAGGTTTTGAAAACAAGGAGTTTGTTCCTGAAAAATTGGTTCTGAATAATGAAGATAAGAAGCATCCGTGTTGGAAAATCAATAAACGAAAGAAGGAGGGTCGAGAATTTATAGACAAATGGTGTAAAAAATTCCGAGGTATAGATGGTAAGCCTCTTAATAGGTTTGGGATTCCAGTGATGCACGAAGAAACAGGACGCTACTTCCATTGGCTTCCACTTGAAAAAGATGGTGTTTATTACGTTTCAGTAGGTTCTTCCATTCTTGAATGTATGCCATCGGCAAAAAGTGAGCAGTTTGAGATAGAGGTTTAACGTATAACAAGATAATAATGAACATTGGTATTTTAGATGTGGATGGCCATCATTTCCCTAACTTTGCTCTTATGCGTGCGTCTGCATTTCATAAGGCAAGAGGTGATCAAGTGGAATGGGCTACTCCTTTCAATGGATATGATAAAGTCTTGGCAAGCAAAGTGTTTACTTTCACTTCAGACTTTAATTATCTTACATTGCAGGCAGATGAGATTGAAAAAGGTGGTACCGGCTACGATATCCAGAAGAAGTTATCATCTGAAATAGAGAATAGTATTCTAATGGACTATTCTATTTATCCCCAATATAACTTTTCTCTTCAGTTTTTCTCACGTGGCTGCATTCGAAAATGTCCGTTTTGTCTAGTTCGTGAAAAAGAGGGGTATATCCGGGCAGTAGAACCGGTTGAGTTGAATCCTAAAGGAGAATGGATTGAGGTGCTGGATAATAATTTCTTTGCAAATCCCGAATGGAAAGATGCCATTAATTATCTGCAAAAGAAAAATCAGATGGTCAATCTACATGGTGTCGATGTACGTATTATGAACGAGGAACAAGCATTCTATTTAAGCAAATTGAAATTAAAAAGAAGAATCCATATTGCTTGGGATTTGCCGGAAATTGATCTTACAGACAAGTTGAAAGAAGTGATAAAGTATATCAAGCCTCGTAATTTGTCTTGTTATGTTCTGATAGGCTTTAACTCAACCATTGAGCAGGATATATATCGTCTAAACAGGCTTAAGGAATTAGGAATTTCTCCGTTTGTACAACCATACCGGGATTTTAATAATGATCGCAAACCGACTTTATATGAAAAGGATATTGCACAATGGGCTAACAAGCATCAGATATTTAAAACCTGCGATTTTGCAGACTTCTCACCAAGGAAGGGTTTTAAATGTAACTATTATTTAAAGCAAAATAGAGATGAAGAAGATACTATTTATCTGCACACTTCTTGTCCTGATGGCAGGATGTGTTCCACCGAGAAAATATAAAGAGAATCGCTTCACGAAGCAATTTCGGCAAGCAGATTCAGTGTTTAACGAAAAATACGGATTACAATGAAAAGATTGGTATTAAACGTATGGGGGCGCATATTAGGTTACAAGCGATATATGTGTCCTAATTGCAAGAAAGTGAATTATCTGAAAGATAGTGGTGAATTGACAGCCGGATATTGCCGGAACTGTGAACATCCTATTTGGAATTAATGTGTAACATCGTGAAAGGAGTAAATTATGTTAGAAAAAGAAGTTACTAAGAAAATCTATGTTGCAGATGACAACAAAGAATTCTTATCTAAAGAAGAGTGTGAAAAGTATGAGACGTTTGTGAAAGAAATACTTTCAAAGATTGAGTATTTCTGCATTAGTTGCCAGCCTGATTTAACGGAAACCGGTTTGTTTCAACATAAAATTTATGTTGCTGTATATTCCAATAATTATTATCACAAAGAGATTGCTTTTAATTGGGCTATAAAGGCATGTGGATATTTGGGACAGAGTGTACAAGGATATGGTTTTCAGCCTAATTTCTCATTGAATAAATCTGATAAAATAGGCTTCGATGAATGTAAACCTATAATATGGGGTGGTACAGATTTAAAAAGTGAAAGAATTTTCCTAAGCCCAATAAAAGTAGAAGGATTCCCGGATAATATTAATTATATGAAAGAATGGGGATTTAAGTAAAATCAAATCAAGAAACATTTATGGAAACAAAATTTAAATTGAATCAACATGTACTATGTACAAGACAAGGAAGTGAAGAACCGGAGATTGGGGTAATTGCAGAAGTAGACGAACTCGATGCCTTATGTGAAGATGAAGAGGGTCGTCAATGGGAAGAAAATACTTATATGGTAATGCTTCATAATGAGAGTGGAAAGATGGTATTTGAAGAATTTTTAGAGTCTGATTTGGAAGAAGTTCCTACATAATCATATATAATTATGGGACAAATGAGTATTGGTGCGTTTAAGTATTGTCTAAGATTGAAAGGAATCCGTCTTAACCTGTTTGGTACCGGTGAGAAATGGAATCCTATTAAAGTCAAATCTAAAAAACGCAGATGAAAACTATTTCAGTAAAGCAGCCGTGGGCTTATTTGATATGTTCCGGAGTGAAAGATATTGAGAATCGTACATGGCCATGCCCTAAGAAGTACATAGGAAAACGTGTACTAATCCATGCAAGCGCAGTACCGATAGAAATGGTAAATCCTAATAGTGTATTTACAAAAGTTCAATGGGACCGGTTTTCTATGGGGTTTCAACGTGAGCTTATATGTGGTGATAGTATTGTCAATTCTGCTATTATCGGTAGTGTGATGATAGTTGATTGTGTTGTTAATCATCCGTCTGTATGGGCGGAGAAAGGGGTATATAATTGGGTACTTTCCAATGCTGTATTATTCTCGGAACCTATACCTGCAAAGGGAAAACTTTCTTTTTGGGATTTTGATGGACTGAAGGAAGTAACAATCGAATGTCCGGAATGTGGCAGCCATGAAATCGCTATTGTAGATTACACAACAGCTCCATATCCAACGTATTTGCATAGTTGCAATAAATGTGGCTATGTGATCATGGAAAGTGAATGGGAAGTAGTAAGCACATAGTTTACCTGTGATTAATCTTTGAGTTCATTATCATTCTGTATTCGCAGTCTAACAGTCCATTTATGCGAGGCTTATGAATAATATGTGATTCCGGATAATTCCTGAGTATCCCATTTTGTAGGAGCTTAATAGTTTGATTTTGTTCTCTGATTACCACACTTAGTATTACGATGATAAAGATTAGTACTATATACCCAAAGGTGATTAAGTACACTATTTCTCTATTGAAATAGAAGAAGCTTTTGAATGATCTAAAGTTACTCATGTTTTGTATGTTAAAAATAAAAACGTGCCCAATTCAATAAATACACCCTTCGTAGAGGTGCGGCAAACAACCCAAGTAAGGAAGCATAGATATTAAACGGGCACGCATATTTGTGACAATACAAAACGCGAACACCGTTCAATCTATCACCTTACTTTGTTGAAAATTGCCGCTTTCTACAAAGGAGAGACTGAACGTCACAATGATACCTATTTGGTATCTGCCGCAAATATAACTAATTCTTTAAATTAATGTTGAACCTGGGTGCGTCTTTTTAAGATGCGCCCTTTATTTTTTGTGATGATGAAGAAAATAATTGTAACTGGTAGCGAGGGTTTTATTGGTAAAGCTCTTTGCCGGGAATTGTCAAAAAGAGGTGTTGAAGTCATTGGCATTGACCGAAAGAACGGAACTGAAGCATCAAATGTTCATGAACTTTTGAAAAAAGGTGATATCGACTGCGTATTTCACCTTGCAGCACAAACAAGTGTTTTCAATGAAAATTTGGAGCAGATCCGGAAAGATAACATTGATACCTTTATGAGTGTTGCCAATGCCTGTAACCTATACCGGGTGAAGTTGGTGTACGCCAGCTCGTCAACAGCGAATCCTGTGAACACTACTTCCATGTATGGAATAAGTAAACATTTCGATGAACAGTACGCATCTGTCTATTGTAAGACTGCTACTGGATGCCGGCTGCATAATGTATATTCACCAAACCCACGTGAAAGAACTCTTCTCTGGTTCCTGCTTAATGAGGAAAGGGTGTCATTATACAACTGCGGTCAGAATATCCGGAGCTTTACTTACATGGATGATGTTGTCGAAGGACTTATCTATGCGATAGGATGTAACCGTCAGCTAATCAACATCTGTAATGTACAACCGGTGACTACGATGTATTTTGCTACTTTAGTAAAATACTACAAACCGCTTGAAATTGAGCTAATTAATGAAAAACGGGATTTTGACAATTTGGAGCAGTCGGTGAACCGGGATATCTATTTAGTACCTTTGTCTTACACATCTGTCGAGGACGGAGTAAAGAAGATCTTTGATGAAAGGAAAGGGAAAGATATGTCGTATTGACGACTGGGATAAGCCGGAAGCGGTGAAATGTAAGAGCTGGTCTCATCAGGAACGGTTATGTGATCTGAAAGAAAAGGTATCACTTCATAAAAAGGGTGATATCTATTACATCTCCCAGTTCACCCGTTCCAAGACTGGTACCAGCTTTTCAGAAATTAAACAGTCTGAGGAACTTGCATCATTCTTTGCAGAGAGAGCGTGTGAGTTTCTCCACCGCTTCATTGTAGGGGGATGTGAAGGATGGTGTATAGTCACCACACCGCGACGGAGACACTACGAGGGCTTTCATTTTGCAACCTCTATCTGCACGAAAATAGCTGGGGCGGTGAAAATACCATTCTATGAGAATGCAATTCAGTGCCTAACTAAAGATAGATTGAATCCGGAATTCTTTCTTCTTCGTCCGATAAAGGAAAAGAAGATAATAGTGTATGATGACATATTAACAACCGGCAGTACATTACTTGCCACCTATGAGCTTTTAAGAGATAGAGAGCAGCTTCTTTTTCTCATAGGAATAAACAATAATTGATATGGGAAAGCGAGAGGAACCATTAACATTTAAGCAAGAGAAATTCTGTAAATATTACGTTGATACAGAAGGTAATGCAAGTGAAGCATATCGAATGTCTTATAATACTTCCAACATGAAGCCAGAGACAATTTGGAGCGCTGCGAGTAGACTATTAGCAAATAGCAAGGTTAGTACAAGGATAAATGAGATTAAGGCGCAGAGAGCGAAAGAGTCTGAAGTAGAGAGGAAAACTGTTGAGAGGGTATTAATGGATATAGTGCTTGCCAATCCCGATGATCTTCATTTTGTTGACCCTGCAACCGGGAAAACAAAAATGAGAACTCCTTCCCAACTTCCCAAACGTGCCCGTAACGCATTGAAGAAGATACAGAATAAGAGAGGAGAGGTTACCTATGAGTTCAATGGCAAAACAGAAGCGGCCCGGATATTAGGTGCTTGGAATGGATGGGAAGCAGATAAGAATGTCAACATCAAAGGTGGAGATGGAAACAAGGTCAGTGAACTTCGTATTGGCTTTGATGAAAATGATAAATCGGACGAATAGAACAATTTTATAGGTTATTTCCTGTGTTTTCCCTACGGATAAACCTTACTTCTAGAACAATATGGTTATAAATTATAAGAAGCTAAATCCTAACGGATTCTATCTATTGAAGTACTTGAATGATGAGACTATCCGTTTTATCATTCTCTATGGAGGCTCATCTTCCGGTAAATCGTACAGTGTGGCACAAACCATACTGATACAGACATTACAGGACGGTGAGAACACTCTTGTTATGCGTAAGGTAGGAGCTTCTATTCTCAAAACCATTTATGAAGATTATAAAGTCGCTGCGGCCGGTCTTGGCATATCCCATTTGTTCAAGTTCCAACAGAATACTATTAAATGTTTGGTTAATGGTGCGAAGATAGATTTCTCCGGTCTTGACGATCCGGAGAAGATAAAAGGTATCTCTAACTACAAGCGTGTTCAGTTAGAAGAATGGTCAGAGTTCGAGCATCCGGATTTCAAGCAGCTACGTAAGCGTTTGCGTGGTAAGAAAGGGCAGCAGATTATTTGTACCTTTAATCCGATCAGTGAAAGCCACTGGATAAAGAAAGAGTTCATTGATAAAGACAAATGGCATGATGTGCCAATGTCTGTTACCATTGCCGGCAAAGAGTTGCCGAAAGAACTTACCAAGGTCAAATCCGTAAAGAAGAATGCACCCAGGCAAATACTTAATCTTCGTACTAAGCAAATCGAGGAACAGGCACCTAATACAGTTATTATCCAATCTACCTATTTGAATAATTTTTGGGTGGTCGGTAGTCCTGACGGTACGTATGGTTTCTATGATGAGCAATGTGTTGCCGACTTTGAGTATGATAGAGTCCACGATCCGGATTATTACAATGTGTACGCATTGGGAGAGTGGGGTGTTATTCGTACCGGTAGCGAGTTCTTCGGTTCGTTCAACCGTGGCAAACATTCCGGTGAACATAAATATATCCCGGACCTGCCTATTCATATATCAGTAGATAATAACGTACTGCCATATATCAGTGTGTCGTACTGGCAAGTAGATTTCACTACCGGTATCAAGGTTTGGCAGTTCCATGAGACATGCGCCGAAAGTCCTAACAATACAGTAAAGAAGTCCTCTAAACTTGTAGCCAAGTATCTGAAAGATATCAGGTATAGTGATAAAGTCTACCTACACGGGGATGCCTCAACAAAGGCGGCCAATAGCATTGATGATGAAAAACGTTCTTGGATGGACTTATTCATAGATACATTGCAGAAAGAAGGATTCGAGATTGAGGATAAAGTAGGCAATAAGAATCCGAGTGTTGCCATGACTGGTGAGTTTATCAATGCTATCTTTGATTGTACTGTTCCTGGCATAGAGATATACATCGACGAATCATGTTCGGTATCTATCGAGGACTACATGAGTGTACAGAAGGATGCTAACGGTGCCATTCTTAAAACCAAGGTCAAGAATAAAACTACTTTGCAAACTTATGAGGAACACGGGCACTTATCCGATACGTTTCGATATGTCGTTGTGGATTTGTGTAATGAGCAGTACACTGAATTTAGTAACCGGCGAAAAAGGAATCTGTATGGTGGTAAGGGTATGCTTGGTTTCTTTAATCCGGAAGCACAAAACGTCTACTCGCAGCGGCTTGTTTATGTCATGCCGAATGTAGATGGTACGTTTGTTCTTGTTCAGGCATCCCGTTGTGGTGATAAGTGGCATTTAACTGATGCCTTGTTTAGAGAAACATCTTCCATAGAGGAAATTAAGACCGCATGTTTGGAGCACAAGGCCAATACGTGTCTCTTTGAATGTTCATCTGCCTATTATCAGACTGTACGTGAGTTGAGGGAAATTGTGAAAGATACAGAAGTAAGAGTAAAGAAAGAGTTTGCCGATGTGGATAAGCGAATAGCTGCTACATCTGATTTTATAAGGAATAACTTTTTGTTATCACCAAAGATGTTAGAGGAATCTCAAGATTACAGTGATTTCATTACTAACCTGATGGACTATAACATAAATAGCGAGAATAAAAGTGCAAGCATTATTTTAAGTGGTCTTGCATATCATATAATAAAATCGTTCCCCGAATCATCTGCTGCGTAATTTGTTGTTATATAGTTTGTTATAACTGAATTTGTACATTTCTTATTTTTCAAGATTTTAGTGTTTTGAGAAACCGATTATTCATATTCCTACATTTGTTTCAAATAAGAAATAAATGAGTTGGTTTCGTAAAAAATCTAAGTCAGAGGAAGAGCTTGTACAGGATGCTAATGTAGAAGTCGTGAGTGAGACTGTTGAAGAGAAGAAGCTTCCGGAAGGGAAAAAGATAACTGTTGAAGAGTTATTTTCATCTCCGTATGTTTGTTCTCAAAATTTTCTTACGCTTTTTCAGTCTGTACCAGAAGTCTTTTTTCCAATAGACTACATCGCTTCTCGTATTTCCAGTGCTAACTTTCAGTTTAAGAAAGTTAAGGATGATAGTGTTATTTGGGCTAATAAGAATTTGAATCAGATACTTCTTAGACCAAATTGTTTGATGACATGGAAACAAAATGTTTATCAACATTTCGTATATAAACTGTGTCTTGGCAATAGTTTTACACGTGCTGCAATGTCTGATAGCTTCACTAATGTAGAAAAATGGCGTTATTGCTCTAACTACTGGGTACTTCCTGCTGATGCAATGGAAGTCTTGCCTGTTTTAGGTAGTAATATTCCATTGTTTGGTATAGCTGATCAAGAAGATATTATTAGAGGTTATCGTTTAAATTATGGCGCTTTGAGCACAATGAATATACCTGCTTATCAGGTATGGCATGATAGAGACGGGTGTGTGAGTTATTATTCCGGATTTGGGTTTATGAAATCTCAAAGCCGTCTTATGTCACAAATGAAACCGATATCGAACCTTATTGCTGTATATGAGGCCCGTAATGTAATTTATGTAAAACGAGGTGGTTTAGGATTTCTTATCAATATGAAACAAGATGAATCCGGACCCATTGCTATGACTGATAATGAGAAGAAAGAAATTTTGCAACAACACTTCGGTAAGTTCGGAGTAGGTAAGGACCAGTTACCATATGGGCTGTCTGATATCCCATTGAGTTTTGTACGTACCAATCTCACTATTGCAGAACTGCAACCGTTTGAGGAAACACTTGCTGATGCAATTAGTATTTCAGGTGCTTATGGTATTCCTGCTGTGTTAGTTCCTCGCAAAGACCAGTCTACTTTTAGCAATCAATCTACGGCAGAAAAGAGTGTTTATAGCTCTGTTATCATTCCATTTGCGAAACAGTTCTGCCGTGAGTTTACTCAATTTTTAGGACTTGAATCAAGCGGATATTATTTGGATTGTGATTTCTCCGATGTGGATTGCCTGCAGGAGGGGTTGAAAGAAGCCGAGGAAGTAAAGACCAATATCAATAGCCGGTGCAAAGACCAGTTCCTTAGTGGATTGATAACGTACAATGATTGGAGGGCGCAAATCGGTGAAAGTAAATTTGAAGAACCTATGTTCGACAAAACATTATTTGAGATGTCGGACCAGGAACGAGAGATAGTTAAACAAATATTTAGTCTTAACACAAAAAGTGAAGTTGAAAATGGAAGAGAAAATCAAAAGCCTTCAGTACAAGACAAAGGCAAATGATGTTGATGAGAAGGGTATCGTTACCGTCGCGGTGAACGGTATCGGTGTGAAGGACTCACAGAAAGACGTATCCATGCCCGGATCATTCAACAAGACTTTAAAGGAAAATATTGGTCGTATGCGTTGGTTCTTGAATCACCGTCCGGATCAATTGTTGGGGGTTCCATTGAGTGGTAAGGAAACAGAGGGTAATTTAGTTATGGTTGGCCAGTTGAATCTTGAGAAACAGATTGGTCGTGACACGTTAGCTGATTATAAGCTGTTTGCAGAGAATGGAAGAACCCTTGAACACTCTATCGGAGTAAAAGCTATCAAAAGGGATTTGACTGATCCTTGTAAAGTGCTTGAATGGCGTATGATGGAATATTCTACATTGACAAGTTGGGGAAGTAATCCTCAAACATTCCTTGTGAATATCAAATCTGCAACTGCCGACCAAGTAAAGGAAGCTGTTGATTTCGTTCGAAAAGCGTTCTTACAGCATGGATATAGTGATGAACGTTTAAAAGGTTACGATATGGAATTAAGTTTATTGCTAAAGAGCCTCAACGGTGGTGCCGTTGTCTCATGTCCTCATTGTGGTTATCAATTTGATTATGACGCAGAAACGGAACATACCTTTGCACAACAGGTATTAGATTACGCCGCCGATTATCAGAGATGGATAACGCAGGACATCGTAAGAGAAGAAATGGAGAAGCTCACTCCAGAGATTAGAACTCAAGTAATTTCTCTTATTGATTCTGTAAAGTCAGAGGAGAAAGAATTCACTCAAAAGAGTTTGCAGGATCTTATGAATTATGTAAGATGTCCCCACTGTTGGGGAAAAGTATATCGTTCGAATGCTATTCTACAAAATACTTCTGAAGATACTACCGGAAAGAATGAGCCGTCTGTTGACACTCAAGAAAAGAATGAAGGGGAAAATGGTAGCGATGAAGTAACGTCTAAAGCCGCTGATAATGGCACTTTATTCGATTTCAAGAGTTTGAATAGCTGTTTCGAGAATAAATAACTTAAAATTTAAATTTTATGCCTAAAAAATTTACAGTATCAGATTTTAATCTGAAAACAGATGGTCTGCCGGCAGAACAGAAAACATTCATGGAAAACATCGTCGGCATGATGTGTGAAGTCGTAAACAAATCACTGGAAGGAGTTGTTACGCCTGATGATGTGACTAAACAGTTTGGAGATATTAATAACTTATTGAAGTCTTATGACGGCGAGAAGTTTACTCAACTGATTAAAGACAATGAAACACTTGTTGGCCAGGTTAAGAGTCTTGGAGAAAGCATTGAAAAAATGAAGCAAAAAGGCTTATCTATGGATACTATCAATAAGTTCGACGAGAAATTGAGCGAAATGCTTGATAGTGAGAAGTTCAAGGAGTTTGCAGCCGGTCACAGCCGTAAAACAGGTTCTTTTGAGGGATTCAGCTTGAAAGATATTGTGTCCATGACCGACAATTACAGTGGTGAAATCATGATTACTCAACAGCAGAACCGTGTTGTTAGCCAGGTAAGTAATCAGAAGATTCATATGCGTAATGTCATTACGACTTTGCAGGGTGATCCTACATATACGCAGCTCGCCTTTACACAAGTGTATGACTTCGACAGGAATGCACGGTACGTTACTGAAAACGGTCGTTTACCGGAGTCAAGCATTAAGATGAAGGAAATTCAGACAGGTACGAAACGACTTGGTACCCATATCAGAATTTCCAAACGTATGTTGAAGAGTCGTGTTTTCATCAGAAGTTATATTCTGAATATGTTACCGGAAGCTGTATGGCTTGCTGAAGATTGGAACATGTTATTTGGTGATGGGAACGGTGAGAACCTGTTAGGCATTACTAATCACACTGGAGTGCTTCCAGTTGAAAGTATCATCAAAGATACTATCATTAAGGGAGAAGCAGGTAGTGTGAAGTCTGTCGAAAGCCATAATGGGGGCAAAGACACAATTGTTGAATTCACAAAGCCGTACGATCTGATGCTCAATGGTATGGTTATTACATTTGCCAATGCTGCTGTTGTGACAGATTTGAACAAAGCGAATCCTATTATCAAGATGAATGACCGTCAAATCTTGTTGAAAGGTGTTGCTTTTGCCGGTGAGGAAACAGCCATTGCAAATATGACATTTACTGTCAACAACTCATTCTTCCAAAGTATCGAAGCTCCTAACTCGGAAGATGTTATTAAGACGGCATTTGCTGTGATGACCTATGCACAGTATTATCCCAATGCTATTACTCTCAATCCGTCAGATGTTAATGCGATGGAATCAGAGAAGGATACAACTGGGCGTAACCTTGGCATTATTAAGGTTGTCAATGGTGTTAAGCATATTGCTAACCGTCCGATTGTAGAGAGTACCGGTATGTTACCCGGTAAATACTTTATTGGTGATATGCACATGGGTGCATCTATCGTTGACTACACTAATCTTGCGTTAGAGTGGGCTGAAGATGTGGAAACGAAGTTGTGTAATGAGGTGGTTCTTATTGCCAGTGAAGAGGTGATTTTCCCTGTTTACAATCCTTGGGCATTTGCTTATGGAGATTTGGCTGAACTGAAAGAAGCAATTACTAAAAAGTAATATTATGGATTACATACTTAGAGGTAATGATAAGGATGTAGCCAATGTGCTTAAAGAGCAACGCATTCGGATTGGTAGAGGGGTGGTTTCATTCACCCCTATTTCCGAGTGTGGTCTTGTTACAGAAGAAGATGCTCGAAAGACATTGGAATGTATGCTCACAGAGAAAGATGCGAAAATCGGTGAACTTACTGAATCCATTACGGAGAAAGATAAAGCTATTGTTGAACTGACAGATGAACGTGATACAATGAAAGCTCGTATTGCAGAACTTGAAGCCCTGGTTCCTTCTGATAACAAGAATCTTCCGGCTGCCGATTCAAAAGAACTGCCTGCTGGAGATGCTAAGGAAGTAACTGTTGTTGATGATAAAACCGTTTCCGTGGAAGATGAAAAGAAAACCGGAAAGGGTAAGGCTTCTAAATAACTATTGCCATGTTGATTGATGTTTCATATTTTACGTCAGGTCCCAGGCATATTGAGAATGCTTCGGTCGCTGAAATGCCTTCGCCCCAGTCTCTTGCAGTAAATGAGGTGATAAACGGGTATATCAAGGCATTTCAGACCGAATTTCTTCATACTGCTGTCGGTTTTAGTCTTTCACAAGCTATTACTGATTATTTGGAGATCGTAGAACAGGAAAAAGAGGATTCTTCAGATGAGGTTAATATCTCGGAAGAAGATGAATCTCAATCCGGATATGCACTTTTATGTGAAATGCTAAGTGAACCGTTCGCTGATTATGTGTTCTTTCACATTTTACGTGACATGAATACACAGGCTACTATCACCGGTCTTGTAAGATTGAAATGTGCTAATGAGTATATATCTCCGATTAAGAGACAGGTTAGTGTCTGGAACAGCATGGTGAAAAAGAACCGACTCTTTGTAGAATGGGCGATGTCCGATGATTGTCCTTTCACCGGTTTGAAAATTCAAAAGAACCTATTAACTCCCATTAATACTTTCAACCTATGACGGAATTGGATATAACAGAATTGTTTGAAGAAGTAGTTAAGCAACTGCCCGAAAGGCTTGAAATCTTCTATCCTAATGGGAAGGGTGGGGCTAAAATTGTAAAGTCTCCAAGATTGAATTACATCTTCGGTAGCAGCCAATATATCAAGGACATATTAGATGAATACAGTAAATCTCCTGTTCAGTCTGAAAAGAAGTTCCCACTGGTCGCACTATTTACTCCAATTAATGAAGATAGAAGTGATCCAAATTATTTTTCTAAGACAAAGGTTTCGTTGATTATAGCTTGTTCTTCGCGTCAGGAGTGGAGTAATGAGGAACGTAGAACCACATCTTTCAAGAATATTCTCCGTCCAATCTATAAACGTTTGTTGGAAGTATTATATGAAGATTCCCGGTTCGACTGCGACTGTGACGAGAAAGTGAAACATAGTTATTCAGAGAATTATTCGTATGGTAGATACGGAGCCTATACAGATTCCGGTAAGGCTGTGAGCGAGCCCATAGATGCCATAAACATACGCTCAATGGAAATAAAAATTAATAATCTTAATTGTAGAAGAAAATGAGAAAGATTAGAACATGTAAAGGTGGCCGGATGAATACAGGTAGTTCTGCATGTAAAATCGACTGGAAGAAAGTCAAAGGTGCTATTATGGCAGAACATGGCGTGAAACTTCCTGCCGATATTACAAGTGAGAAGTTACTTGAATTATGCCATGCTGACCGCCCGGATCGTATTTATCCTATTTTCCCATTCCTGGAATATGCTTCGAATGGAGGTGATCCACAGGTAAATGCGACTGGTTATGGTGCAAGCGAGTACAACGGGCTTAATGCTCTTACAGATACCTTTACTTTGAAGAGTTTCGACGAAGTTTTGAATGCTCAACTTTTGAAGTGTGCTAACAAAGGGTGGGACGTTTATTTTTGGAATCAAGATAACACCTTGATTGGCTTTAATGATGGTACAGATGTGTTGGCAGGCATCTCGATGTCTTCTGTTTATCCGACTGTAACCCGTTTCCCGACAAGCGGCGCAAAATCAACTATGACAGTAAGTTTCGCTCATGAGGATGCAGAAGAAAGCCTGTTGAATTTTGATTATGTGCAGTTAGATTTCAATCCTAAAAACTTCTTGATGGGCTTGGTTGATGTCGTTTTTGAAAAGACAGAAGCGGAAAATGCCTACAAGATTATCGAGAAGATTGGTGGCTACGATCGTACAGAAGAATTCGGAAGCCTCATCGCTGATAGTGCTGCCGAGATTATGAATAATACAACTTCTGCTTCTTATGCTGATGGTGTAATAACCATTGTTCCAAAGGCTGGGGCTGTTCCATCTTTGAAAGCTCCTTCTGTGTTGTTTGAAAAGGGAATTAAAGGTATCGAGCAGGTAGCATGAAAACAGATGGTGTAACGTTCGTTGATTCCGTAGTAAAGGATATGACGAAGGAAGAATTTATTGAAGCTCATATCAATGTGGTGTGGCTAAACTTGAAAGAGGAAAAGCGCCGGAAGAAGCTCTCTGAAGTGTACGATACGATAACTAAGTAACTAATGGGCTGGGGTGTAGTTGCAGCCCGGCCCATTTCATTATTTATTATATGGCAGATTTCGATAAAGTTTATGACGTGATTCATTCCATTGCTTCCGGGTTTAAGGGAGAGTGTATCAAATGTATGGAGGAAAATAAGAATGTGCTTATTGACTGCATACAGGAACAGTTATATAGCGGTTTAGATGGTACCGAACATTTATTGAATCCCACTTATGACAACGATACCTATTTCAATGAACCTGGTCCCTGGCAAAATCAAGCAGAAAGGTATAAATATTGGAAAGAGAAGATAACCCCACCTCTTAGGGGAGAGATGCTATATTTGCCACCACGCCCGGTCGAGGTTCCTAACCTTTTTATCACTGGTACTTTTTACGATAGCATTTTTGCGCAAAAAATAGATTCCGGATTACGTTTTGAAACAAAAGGTTTTAAAGAGGGGCCATCCATTGAAAGAAAGTATGGTGAGCAGGTTCTTGGCGTTGGAGATACTGCAAAGGAGTATTTCAACATCATGTATCTTCGTCCATGGTTAGAGCGTTTCTTTTCTGAATGTGGGTACCGGTAGGCTATGGCTTGTGGATGCGAGATAAAGAAAATGCAAAGTGAACTGGATCGTATCAGTGAACTGGCGAAGAAAGCAGCTATTTTGGATGGCTGTATGTATGTTGTTTATCAAAAAGAGGACGGTACCTATGCTTTTGATAAGGTTGGGAATGAGATTAAAGGAAAGATTATCGAATATAGACATTACCTATAATTATGGCAGAATTAGTAATAGAAGGACTTGTAAAGGATGGTGAGATTCAGACATTGGTTGAACTGGATAATACTATTGAGCGTGTAAGGGCAACGTATGCCAATGCAGCCAAAGATCTTGCAAAAGGGTTAAAGATAAATGTGGACGGAATTGCCGATCTTGAAAAGTTAGGCTCTATATATACTACTCAATCTAAAAATGCGAGTTCCGCTTCTAATGAATTGACCGAAGCTCTTAGAAAACAGTCGGAAATATCCCAGACTGTGACAAAACGTATAGAGGAAAAGTTGAATGCAGAAAAGCTTTCAACTGCTGAAATCAAGAAACTTACTAAGGCGAGCGCTGATAATGCTTCTTCTTTAGAAAAAAGTGCTAAAGCAGAAGCCAACTTAACCAAAGCTCAAAATGCAGGTAATAGTACTCGTAAGAAAACTGTATTGACAGAGGAAGAACGGTTAAAGCTCATTCGGACAGCTATCACTCTAACCAATCAGGAAGTACATAGTAAGGCACAAGCAAAAGAAATGAATAAACAGCTTCAAATGGCTGTAGATGTATTGAAAGATACTGATGAGAACTATATCCGGACTCTTGCACGCCTTAACTCCACAATAGGTATTAATACCGATTATGTGAAACGTAACTCCGATCGGTACACACAGCAGAAGATGACAGTAGGTGCGTATCGGGAAGAAGTAAAAGCTGCATGGATTGAGATACAAAACGGAAATAATTCAATGCAGAATATGGGTATTATTGCGCGTAATACCGGTAGGATGCTTCAAAGTGAGTTAGCTCCTGGAATAAGTAAAGTCGGTGCAGGACTCAAAGGGTGGGTTGCCGGGTATGTTGGTGCACAGGCTGTTGTTAATGGAGTAGTTGCGCTTTTTACACAACTTCGTGAGGGTGTAGGCTCCGTTGTTGAATTTGAGTATGCTAATAGCCGGCTTGCTGCCATATTGGGTACTACGTCTGACCAGATAAAAGAGTTAACTCTTGATTCTAAAAGATTGGGGGCTACGACTAAGTACACGGCTTCTCAAGCTGCTGAACTTCAAATCGAATTAGCAAAATTAGGATTTACACGAAAAGAAATCCTAGATGCAACTGAATATGTATTGCGTTTTGCACAGGCCACTGGTGCTGAATTATCGGATGCTGCGGCTTTGTCTGGTGCAGCTCTTAGAATGTTTAATGCAGACACCAAGGAAACTGAACGTTACGTATCTGCGATGGCTGTTGCGACTTCACGTAGTGCATTATCATTCTCATATCTTGCTACCGCGTTACCTATCGTTGGCCCGGTTGCTAAGGCTTTCAATTTTACCATAGAAGATACTTTGGCATTAGTTGGAAAGCTTGCAGATGCCGGCTTTGATGCTTCTATGTCTGCTACTGCTACACGTAATATTTTGTTGAATCTTGCTGATACGAATGGTGTACTTGCAAAATCACTGGGAGGGCCTGTAAAAACGTTGCCTGAATTAGTCGCTGGACTACAAAAGTTGAAAGAACAGGGGGTAGATTTGAATAGTACCCTTGAGATGACTGATAAGCGTAGTGTAGCTGCTTTCAATGCTTTCCTTACTGCTGCAGATAAGATAGTCCCATTACGTGACCAAATAACCGGTGTTGATGAAGAATTAGCAGGTATGGCTCATACAATGGGGGATAATGTCAAAGGAGAAATCTATAATTTGAGTTCTGCATGGGAAGCATTTATGATTACGTTAGGACGTGATACAGGTACTATTGCTGGGCTTGTCAGTGAGTTAACAGGATTTGTGCGTTCAATGCGTGAGGTTATCGCTACATCTGAAGAACTTGCAGAGGAAAGACTTGCTAATGCTGAAAGGAGTGGGCAGCAAGCTGCTAAACAGGATAAGGAGTGGGTTAAATCGAAGTTAGAAAGTATAGATACTGTTGCTCTCCACTATCGGAAAGAGGGTGTCGATGGTGCAGAAGCTTTTGAGAAAGCAAGAGCACAACAACTTAAGGTACTTGAGAGAGCATTAGCCCAAGAAGAAGCAAGGCTGCAACTCTATACCAAACGCAATGAGAAACAATGGGATGAATATAACAATCGGAGTTTTTGGAAACAAGGTCTTGGAATCCAAAAGGCTACAAATACGATGATTAATGATATTAATGAATCCTTCTCCCTGGTAGAACAACAAACTGCTTATATAGCTGGTCTTAAAGAAAAGATGGACCAGATAAAAGGAATCACTAATGACTATCAGGATGAAAATACAGAAAGTACTTTCAAGAAACCTCTTACTGATAAGGAAAAACGCGAATTGGAGAAAGCTGCACAGGAGAAATTGAAAATCCAACAGACTTACCAAGAATCAGAACTTTCTCTTATGGATGAAGGATTAGAGAAAGAACTTGCTCGTATTGGTATTGAGTATTCTAAGAAGATAGCTGCTGTTAAGGGATATAGTAGGGAAGAGATTGCAACCCGGAAGAATCTTGCTAAAGAGATGCAGCGTGCTCTTGATGAATATTCCATCAAGTATAATTCAGATCGTGAAAAGAAGGATATTGAAAACGCCCTTACTGTTGTTAGAAAAGGTTCTAAAGAGGAATTGGATTTAAAACTTCAACAGTTGGAACTTCAACGTGAGAGTGAAATTGATGCAGCAGAGAAAACTGGTGAAGATGTGTTCCTCATTGCTGAAAAGTATGCAAAGAAGAAAAAGGAGTTGTATGAGAAGTATGCTTCCGATCAAATTTTATTGATCGCTGAAAATGCATCTCATGAGCAAAAGATTCGTGATGAAGAACACATCATGGATATGCTTGCGTTGAAAAAGAAACTAGCTTCTAAGCAAATTACACAGCAGGAATATGCAGCAGAGGAATACCGGTTACGGCTTGATTATGCTCGAAAGACTACCGAAGCCGCTATTGATGCCTTAGAATTGGAACTTCAAGCTGATAACCTTAGTGCGGATGATAGGGCTAAAATTGCCGAGCAGTTGCAGAAATTAAAGGCTGACCTTGCCGAAGAGGAAGCCGAAGCAGAGATTGCCGCTATCAATAGCGTTACCAAGGCAGATGAAAAAGCGCAGAAAGAACGTCAAAAGAATCTTAAAAAATGGTTGCAGACTGCATCTCAAACTATAGGTGCAATTGGTGGGCTTGTCAGTGCTGTTTATGACGGTCAGATTGACCGAATAGAGGAGGAACAGGATATAAACGATGAGAAGTATGAAAAAGATGTAGAACGTTATGAGAAGCAGGCTGAACAAGGTGCTATATCGGAAGAGGAAGCCGAAGCTCGTAAACGTTCTGCTAAAGCTGCTACTGAAGCAAAGAATGAGGAACTTGAAAAGAAAAAGCAAGAGATTGCTCATAAACAAGCTGTATGGGAGAAAGCAACGAGTATTGCCCAGGCTGGAATAGCGACTGCACTTGCTATTACTGAAGCGTTGCCCAATATCCCGTTATCAATCTTGATAGGAGCATTGGGAGCTATTCAAGTGGCAACTATTCTCGCTACACCGATTCCTTCTTATGCTGAAGGAACGAAAGACGGTGCTCATCCGGGCGGTAAGGCGCTCGTGGGTGATGCTGGTAAACATGAGGTTGTCATGTATGCTGGTAAAGCATGGGTGACACCCGATACTCCTACACTTGTGGATCTTCCTAAAGGTGCACAGGTATTTCCGGATGTGAGCTCTATTGATTTGCCTGATTGGGATGTTCCGGAATGGGATGTTCCCTCTCTTTCTCCCACCTTTGTAGGAGTGGATACTACTGGTGAACCTATTATTTTCAATGATTATAGTGATTTGAAATATGAAATAAAGGGCTTACGTCATGAACTACGCAGTATTGGTAAGCAGCAACATAAAGATGCGTGTGCCCGTGATTATAAATATTATATGCTTTCCCGGTTATGATTGAAAGATTGAACCAATTATCTCTATATGATTTTATAGAGCTTTCATGTGGTGATTGCTCCGTATTACTTTCGCCAGATGAGGATATTAATGAGATGGAATTAAAGAAACGTTCATCTGATTTGATAATAGAGTACAAGAAGATAACTAATCCGTCCGGATTGAAATCTGTGTTAGTTGATCGTGAGGATATGATAAAAGAGAGGGCACGTGTTTTGCTTTTTAAAGTTTGTATTTCTCTGATTGCTATTGACGCTTATGATGACGTCAGAGAAACTTTAGCTTTATTATCGTATGATACGAAGTCTATGTCTGACGAGCAGGTCAAATCAAAAGTTGAGGAACTATTGCGATCTGCTTTATTCGAGCAAAAGAGAAGCGATGATATGCGTTCTGATGAGAAGAAAGAAAAAGCTACTCCGGAACAGATACGTTCTTCTTTTGATGCTGAAATAGCTTTTCTTATGACTTTTTTTAAAATGAATATTGATGTCCGGAACATAAGTGCTGCTGTTTATGCAAACATCGTTCATCAGGCAGATGTAGAGATAAGTATGAAGAAAAGAAATCGTTAGTTTGTATATTTTATGGTGATGTCTATTTGATTAAATTTCAAATGCAATCGAATTTTTTTGAAGGTCGTTAGTAACTCCTTTTTAGGAATCACAAACGACCTTTTTTATGAGCAAAAAAAACAGCACAAACTGCATTAATAGGCATTTATGCAGTATTTTATTGTCAGAACTTCGTACATTAGAGACGAAGTGCGATCGGATAACAGCAGAAGTGTCCGAAGTTAAAGAAATGATTGCTTCGTTGCCCCCCGACGTAGGCACCCTCATTAGTTCAATCGAACGTTCTGCAAAAGCTATGCACGAACAAAGCATAATGCACCGGGAATATGTGGAAAGGTGCATCAATGGTGAATCAAGGGTACACTTATTTAGGAGGGCTGACAATGGACTTTGAAAAGGAAGTATCAGAAATATATCCCTGGATATTACGTGTAGCGAGGAGATTTTGCAGGTCCATGCAGGATGCAGAAGATTTAGCCGGTGATACAGTGTACAAGATGCTTATAAATCGTGATAAGTTCGATGTCTCTAAACCTTTGAAACCGTGGTGTCTTGCTGTCATGCAGAATACTTATATCACCCAGTACAATAGAAACTCTCTCATACATTTTATTGGATATGATTCAGCAGTTGAAGATGTTTCTTCTGACTATGCTTCTAATTTGGCAATGTTTAATGATGTTGTGTCAGCCATTCGTCGGTGTGCTCGGAAATCATGTTGTATGGATAGCTTGATATATTGTGCACAAGGATATTCCTATGATGAAATTAGTGAACTGTTGAATGTCCCAACCGGAACCGTTCGAAGCCGCATTTCATTTGGTCGAAAGATGTTATATCAAGAGCTTGATTATTAATTCGTTAAAAATGGTTTGAAAAAGGCTGTTGAAGAAAAAAAACATCTATTTTGTTAGGCTATTACCTAACAAATGACTATATTTGCAATACCAAATAACATAAAAGTCAAACCAAAAAAAGTGAATTATGGAAACAAAGTCTAATTTTAGAGCCAGAGTGATGAAGTATGCTCATCACCTCCTTTCAACAACAAAAAAGAGTTGGAAATATTGTCTGCTAAAAGCGTGGGAGCTTTACAGACTTGCTAAAAGAATGAGAAGCGGTGAAGTTAAATTCGCCTACGAGAAAGTGAATGGCAGTATTCGTTATGCTATCGGCACTCTTAAAAATGTGCCTGCAGGTGCGACAAACAAGGGTAAACGTATGACAAAGCCTTCTTATAAGACTTTCTCTTACTTCGATGTTGACAAGCAGGAGTTTAGAAGCTTCAAAATTGAGAACCTTGTAACCGTGTATTGATATGACTCCATTAGAATACTACTCAAAGAGAAAAGAGGATAGCAGGCAAGAGCTTGCTACCCTCATAGCACAAGCTAATCAGCTCATAGGTGATACACATAACAGCCTCAACACCCATACTAATCAAGGGAGTAATATTGGGAATATAAAAATGCTTTCTCAACAATTACAGCAGCTAACAAGCCGTATTGAACTGGAAAAGCAAAAGGGAGATATGCTTGAAAGTATCTGCCTGACACTAACCACAGAAGGGTAAGCATATGAAAGCCACTTTGTTGAAAGTTACCGGAGAAACAGTTGAGATTTCTCCGGTGAATGGGAACTGCTTTACCCTAAAAGAAGCGCAGAGTTTAGTAAATGGCTATGTTCAAGTCATTGATATTTGCCCCAATAAAATAATGATAATGAATGAGGAGGGTAAATTCCACTTTGAGTTGAATGTTGAGGCTACCCGGATTGCATTAATGAATAGTGCTATTTTTCCCGACGATTATATAGCCGGTGATGCTATTGTGTGTGATGACACTATGTTCTAACCCTTTAATTTCAGAAAATATGAAAACAATTTATAGAGTAGAATCACCGACCGGTGAAGTTCGTGTACTGGAAGTGTCTCGCAATGAGACTGGATATAATGTTTACATAGATGATTCAAACATCTGTGAGAGCATTACTGAAGAAGAACTTACAGAAGCATTAGAGAACCCCAATTTTTAAATATGAATCAGAGTTTTCCATTTTGGAAACAACTAATAACAGAATAGATGAGTAATAGTATTGCAGCCAATGATATCATTCAAAATATCGACGATCTGTTAGCTGAATATCCGGTTGATGAATGTATTAGCATCTTACAGGAAGTGGTAAAGCAGATAGATGTGCGTATTAAGGATTTAGTGAACATACATAATTGATTAGTTATGAGTAAGATATTGAAGCAAGGTGAGATATATAGGTATCCCAAAGGTACTAAGGTTAGAATTAAAGATAATGTACAATGCCATCAGCAATACCATGATGGCGGTACTCTTATCTTTCAAGATAGAAAATATGTAGATAAAGGGGAATATCGTGTAGGTATTCAAGTAGAATTCGGAGTTTGTTTCGATTTCCACCCAGATGATTACGAACTAATTAAACTGAAAGAGAAATGAAAAAAAATATAGCCAAATTGGTAGAAACTACCAAATATCAAAGATTTTATGAGTTATCAGAACCGATTCATAAAGGTCGAAGATTTGGCGGTGATGTTGATATTGCAACAGAACTGCAAGAATGTAAAGATAATAGGGTAAAGCCTGATTATAAGCATCTAATTAGAACTGATGGATGTCATATCATTTGTGTATCAGATGCACATACCCACATTGAAAGACTTGTATTCGCTGCAGAAAAGTTTCCGAGTGGATATGGCAGTTTAGGTATTCATATAGACGGCTCCCATACCATGATGATACACGGCGGTGACGAAAGATATGTTTATCCTGATGAAGTTTACTTAAGACATTTAGGCATGGTTAATGGTGTGAAAATAGTTTTTGATAATAGTGAAACAAAATAGAAAGAAACAATGACCAATAGAGAAAGATATGCTGAAAAAATCTCTCTTTTTTCAGCCGATGAACTTATACAAGAAGAGAGGGTAAACAAAGCTCTTATCACTGTGTACAAAGATAGACTGGAAAAATGTACAAATGATAAAAAAGTGCATGATGCTCATGTTGGATTGAAAAGAGTTTATATGCGCTTAGAGGAAATATGTAAACGTTTAAAACAAATATAAAGATGAATATAACAGCAGAAGAATATTTGGAAGAGCGAACAAAGTGGTTTGAATATGTTCAGGAAGATTTAATTGAACCAAGCCATGCAAGAATTGCTATTGCAATGGCACGATCGGAGATGAAACAAAAGGCTATTGAATCTTATATCGAAAATTGTGAATATAAATCTGATTGGTGCTGTGGTTGTGCAGAAGCTCATGGAGCTATACTTGCTGAACCGGATGTATGTAGAGGTAAAGATTGTCCTTCTGTGAAACAAGCTGAATTCAACTTGCAAATGCAACAGAATTCTGATTAATAATTTGTTTAAAT